TTAATTACAACGATAAACATCACCAACCATAACCGCATCGGTTGGCGCCACTTCAGACACATATTTCATGGATGCATCTTGAGCATCATAAATCACATTACCACCCATAGCCGCAGCTTTATTCATTAAGTCAGTAGCTGCATCACGAATAAGTTCACTATGTGTTTTTTGACCAGAAAAGAAGGTATTACGGCGGCCTTCAGCTTTACCTAAAAGTTGGCAAGTAGCTGCGGGTTTAGTATCAACAAACTGCACTTTACTACCAGCAGAACTAAGTTGATAATCCGAGCTACTACAAGCGTTTAAGAGTAGCGTAGTTGAAACAGCTACACTTATAAATAATATTTTTTTTATAGACATAATATTTCCTCAACCATAAACAACGAATAATTATTATAACCTAATCTATTGTATCAGGTTAATTCATTAAAAAATATCAGTTATTAATACAGATTAAAATCTAATTAATTAGCGTTTAAGAAATAAGCAAATTAATCGAATTTAATAATTAACTATAGCAAAATCTAATTAACTCTATTATAATCGCAACCCTACTAACTCAGTAGCACTCCTCACCGAGGCCCCTTAGCTCAGTTGGTCAGAGCAGTCGACTCATAATCGATTGGTCACTGGTTCAAGTCCAGTAGGGGCCACCATTACGAAACTCAACAAACCTCACCAAACATCAAAAATCCTTTAATCACAACACATAGAGCAATTTAGCACCTCATACAACCTCAACGAAATTCACCGAGATTTAAAATATTTAGTTATACGTTTAGTTATACGGTGGTAATATAACTAAAATCCGTATAACTAAAATGATATAACTATGGCTAGAAAGACTGTTCCTTTAAGTGATACTCAAATTAAAGCTGCTAAGCCAAAAGATAAAGAATACACTTTACAAGATGGGCTTGGGTTATATTTATTAATCAAACCTACTGGATCAAAAGTATGGCGGTTTAATTATTATCGTCCTTTTGTAAAAAAAAGAGTATTGATCAGTTTTGGTAGTTATCCAGAAATAACACTACAACAAGCCCGAAAAAAGCGAGATGAAGCTAGAGAACTACTTCAACAAGATATTGACCCTCAAGAACATTACTCAACAAAAAAACAAAATGTTTTAAAAGAAAGAACAAATACCTTTCAAAAAATAGCAGATAATTGGCTTGTGGTTGAAAAGTCAAAAGGTTACAAAGAAGATACCATTAGAAAAATGTGGCAATCTTTAGAAAATCATATCTTTCCTTATTTAGGGGATGTTCCAGTAACGCATATTGATGCCAGTCTATTAATCAGAATATTAGAGCCGTTACGCTCAGCTAGAAAATTAGATATGCTCAAGAGAGTTATAAGGCGAGTAAATAAAATAATGGATTACGCTGTAAATACTGGAATTATTCAATTTAATCCAGTTACAAAGGTAAGCGCAGCTTTTGAAAATCCAACAGTGCAAAATATGCCGACAATAAAACCAATAGAATTACCTGAATTTATGCAAGCCCTTTCACTGGCCAGAATTGAACTTCAAACTCGTTGTTTAGTTGAATGGCAATTATTAACCATAACAAGACCAAATGAGGCGGTTAGTGTTCAATGGAATGAAATTGATTTTCATAATCAAATATGGACCATTCCGGCCGAACGAATGAAGATGAAACGTGAGCATATAATTCCGTTATCACCTCAAGCAATGAAGATATTGGAGATTATTAAGCCATTTACAGGTCATAGGTTGTATGTTTTTCCTAGTATGAAAGCCCCATACAATAAGCCTATGAGTAGTCAGACTGTTAACATGGTTATTAAGCGTATGGGATTTGCCGGTCGTTTAGTATCACACGGGTTTAGATCCTTAGCATCTACCACACTAAATGAGCAAGGCTTTCCAGCAGATATTATTGAATCAGCTTTGGCCCATGCGGATAAGAACGAAGTAAGACGAATTTACAATAGAGCTACCTATTTAGAACAACGTAGTATCATGATGGCTTGGTGGGGCGATTTTATAGAGCAAGCCAGCAAAGGAAATGTTTCTTTATCTGGGAATAAGGGTTTTAAAATTGCTAATAGTTGAGATGAGCTCAAAATTAAGCTTATTGATTTCATTCAAAATTAACTAAAAGGTGAGAGTAACTACAAAAGTCTTGTAGTTCAAATATTAACTGAAGTTAGATAGGTTTAATGATTATATTTAATTCTGTTACAAACACATATTAAAATACCACGAAAACGTGGGATTAACATATAAGGTAAAAAAAGATGAAACTACCTCCATTAGAATACTGTTCGGTTGAAAGGGCTACCAGATTATTAGGTTGTGAGGTTAGCGATTTAATACATTGGCATGAAATTGGAGCCATTAGATTATATGTAAATATAATTGATGAAGTAGATGCTCAACTTGTTTATATGGGTGATGCTAATAAAAATACCATTGATACTAAGGAAACTAGTTTTATCGGCGAACTCTTAGAAAAAAATTATTGGGAGAATAAGCATTCAAATATTTTTGTTGATGGTGGGCCTTATGTTCGTAGAGTTTATATAGAAGATATGATTGCATGGTATTTTGACGTTAAAATTACCGGATTATGGTCATGTTTGGAATGGTCTAATTATGGGCAAATTTTAGATAAAATTCCTTATGACGATGAAAATCACATTTTTTTATTATCTTATGATTACAAAGTATCAGTTAGTCTACATAGTAGTTTTTCCACACCAATTAAAATAAATCCTAATGAACTTATTATAATGTGGGATGATATTGAAAAAATACAGAACGTTGACCAATGGTCATTAGATACAGAAAAAGTTAGGGAAAATATATTAATAAAAGAAACCATTAATAAGGATATCATTCCTAATAGTGAACGGATCCAAAAAGCTGAACGTATATTGAACCAAATATATATGAAAGAACATTTTTCTAAATTATGGGAGAATGAAAACTCAACGACTTTAGCTAATGAATTAAATTATCTTGCTGAAAAGTATGGATTTGATTCACAAACCTTTCAAGAAAGCACAATAGCGGGTTGGATGAAAAAATATAAGCCTTAATAAGGGTAATGTAGCTCTTATTAAAAGTATAACCTTTTGAATTAACTATAGTTTAAATAATAGAATCCTCCTTGAGATTAAATGAACTCAAGTGAGGATTTTTTAATGGCAACAAACCAACCAAAACAATATGCTTCTTTAGATGAAATTCGTCTGATGCTTGGCGTTTCAGAAAATACACTTCGTTACAATGAAACCTTTCCCAAAGGTATAAAAATTGGTCGTCGTGTTGTTTATAAACTAACAGAAGTCAATCAATGGCTCGAATCTAACCGTATGGCTCAATAGGAGAGAATTCTATGAGTTATTCAATTACACCAGAACAACATAAGACCATACTAACTAAATATAGTCTGCCTTATGATCGCCTCGTACGAGAAAGAGAGCGCGACAAAATTACTTCTATAGCACGTTCCACTGCATGGCAACTTGAGAAAGAGGGTAAATATCCGGCCAGAAAAACATTAGGCAAAAATTCTTGTGCCTGGTCATTAGTGGAACTACTTCACTGGATCGAAAATCCTCCTATTGATTGTGTTGCAAATCAACCAACTAAACGGAGAGGTGGTTAGGTGAAAGATTTAACTATTAATAACCGAGAAGCAATCATGACCAGTTTAGAAATAGCTGAACTGGTTGAATCTCGACATGACAATGTCAAACGAGCAATTGAACGATTAGCCGAAAAAAGTATTATCCGGCTTCCTCCGTTGGAGGATTGTGGAAGAATCAATGAGTTAGGTTTTACACAAAGTTTTTACGTTTATATCTTTAAAGGTGAACAAGGTAAGAGAGATAGCATTATTGTGATTGCTCAACTATGTCCTGAGTTTACGGCTCGCTTAGTAGATCGCTGGCAAGAATTAGAAAAATCGACTAAACCACAATCATTACCAGATGCTTTACGAGCCTATGCTGATGAAATAGAGCGTAATCAACATTTAGAAAACCAAATCTTATTAGATGCGCCTAAGGTTGAATTTGCTGAGTTAGTTGGTGAGGCTGAGGGGGTACTTATTGGTAGCTATGCCAAAACAATTGGAATTGGTCAAAATCGTTTATTTACTTGGTTACGAGATAACAAAATTCTTAACAAATCAGGCTCTAAACATAATCAACCAAGAGATGAATATATTCAGCGAGGATATTTCACGAGTAAGGCTACCGCAATTAATAAATATGGTGGTGGCGTAGAAGAAAAATTCACTACCAAAATCACAGGTAAAGGGCAGATCTGGTTAACGAATAAATTAAAAGATGCTGGATTGATAACAAAATAAAAGGCTGAGTGCAGAACCGCCTAGTAGAGGTAACAATAGATGAATATAAATGAAAATACGCAGGATTTACAGCGTCACGCAGTTACTACCTGCAAAAACAATACTATCATTATTAGCTTATATAAAAAAGATTACTCATGCTTTCAGGAGGATTTTAGTTATTCCTTATTTTTACAGAGTAAGTCATTTGGTGCACAAGGAGTGTTTAATTTCTCATACACAAAGTATCCTGCAATAGCGATTACTATAATAAACAATACTATTTTCTTCATAAATTATTTTCCTAATCTCATTTTGCAAGCAGCTTTCACCCAGCCAGAGAATGAATCACCATCTTTCTTGGCTTGCTGTTCTATTAATTCAAGTAAATCATCTTCAAATCTAATAATCTTTCTAGTACTGTTTGAGCGGTCTGTTTTTTTCTTATCTTTTTTTTCTTGCATTGGTGCATACCTTTATGGTAGATTAAATATAAATGGTATGAACCATTATAACGGTGAGTACCATAAAAAGCAATCCCCCGAAGTGTTACCAGCACTATCGAGGGATCTAACCAAACCATTAAAGCACGGAGTAATGATTATGGCTAACCGCTATGATAACGCACACCTATGTGCAAGACAATCCAAGTTATATAAATTCTATGACCTTTCAACGGCTAATATTGTTCAGTCTATCGCGTCAACAGAGCAACAAGCTAGACGCCAAATAGGTAAGCAATCCTTAATCTTTGTCGCAAGAAAACCACTTAATCCAATCATAGAAAGTCAAAGCAGGAATTACTGCTTTGGAGGGTTATATCATGAATGAGTTAAGAGATCTGTTAAGACGATACCAACCGCCGAAATTTGCCGACAAAAAAGACTTAGCTCTATGCCAAGATACATTAAACACGACCCAAGTAACTATTCGTTATGGGATAAAAACAATTAGCCGTCTAGCCATCTTAGCAGCTCAAAGCGATGAATATTCAGAAAGTGTAGCTAAAGAGGATATGTATCAATTAGGTTTTTTTCTCAATAGCTTAATGGATATGCAGCAATTCGCCTACGAGCAGGAACAGGACTTTACTTATACATTAGAACTAATGGAGAAAGGAAAATGAGCCAAGATAAAAAACTGACCAAGTTAGAGGCATTAAGATTATGTATATCCGTTGCATTCTTAAAACATTGTAAAGAGATCTTTGGTCGTCATGTTTTTCAATATAACAATATCACCACCGAACTGGATATTAATGTGATTTCGATTGCCTTGATAAGAAATATTGAAGAGGCGTATATTTTGGCAAAAGGGGCGAGTGTTGGTGAGGAAGCGACTATTCACATCTATAAAAAAATGGTTGAAATTAACGATCCAATAAATGGCAGTATTGATGATGTTAGTTTGACACAATTTGGTATTGAGATTGTTTCTGAGCTATTTGAGCAGTTTATTGTTCTTATTGAAACAGATCAACTTCAATTAGCTAAGCCAACATTGCATTAAGGCGGTCTCATGAATATTAAAGAAATAGTTATTCAAGCAGCAGGCCGTTGGAGTGATTTGTTTGATATGTTAGCGATTGAAGTAGGCAAAGGGCAGCATTGTGCTTGCCCTGTTTGTGGTGGTAAAGATCGATTTCGTTTTGATAATAAAGAGGGGCGGGGAACGTATATCTGTAATCAGTGTGGTGCAGGTGATGGCTTAGATCTGGTACAAAAGTTTTTTAGTTGTACTGTGCGGGAAGCCGCCGACAAGATCGCGGATTGTTTAGGCCTCACCGTGAACCCAAATAATAACGAACAAGATAATCCTATATCTAAAAAAGTGGTGTATTTATTATCAAAGTCCAGATTAGGTCAATCTAAATACCTAACCAAAAAAGGCTTAACCTTTGATTTACCCTTATTGGATAACGGGCGCATTTTTGCACCGGTTATTAATGCTAGTGGTGAGTACACTGGTGGTCAATTTATTGAGGAAGATGGTAGTAAGCATTTAATGAAAGGTTCCAATAAAAAAGGTTCTTTCATTTGGGTATATCCAAAACTGAGTAACCCTAAAGATGCCAACGCAAAATTGCGCGGACATAATGAAATTGTGATTTGTGAGGGCGTGGCAACGGGTATCTCGATAGCGGAATTCCACCATCGCGATGCGATAATTGTCGCTGCGGTTGATGCAGGAAATCTTATTCATGTGGCTAGGTTAATTCGTGAAGTAAATTCAACAGCAAGAATCATTATTGCAGGTGATAATGATATAGACCAAAGCCCTAATAAGGGCTTAGATAAAACAGACCTAAGCCAGAATACTGGCTTAGCTAAAGCAATGGAAGCCGCCAAAGCGGTGAAAGGTTACTACTGTGTTCCAAATACTGATTACAAATGCGATTGGGATGATTACCGCCAACAGCGTGGTATTGATAAAACCAAAGAGGTATTTAATAACAGCATTAAACAAATGGATAAGCCGTTAAATATCAAACTTGAAAAGGATGGTAAAAAACCGACCCTATCACAAATGGCAGCAAGCCAACGAAGTGAAGTATTACTTGATTACTTTGATCGAGAATTAGCATTAGATACAGCTTCAAAAGATGTTTATCACTATAACGGTATAACATGGGATGTTATTAGCGATATGGATCTGATGAGGAGTATGGCCACTATTTTTAATGATGCTAATATTCCATACTCCCAGAACGCGATTAGATCAACAGTTGAAACGCTCAAATTACAGTTACCCACCATGGAAAAACAAGCACGTAATTTGATTGGTTTTAAAAATGGTGTATTTGATCTGACTACAAAACAATTTAGGCCGCACCATTGGCAGGATTGGTTACAGGTAGCAAGTGAAACACTTTTTACACCAGGTCAAACCGATGAGACACTGCAGGAGCACGCGCCTAGTTTTTGGAAATGGTTAAGTTATGCAGCTCGAGGTAATGACAAGAAAATCAATTGTATCAAAGCGGCATTATTTATGATTTTAGGTAATCGCTATCACTGGCAATTATTTATTGAGGTAACCGGTGCAGGGGGAAGCGGTAAAAGTATTTTTGCGGAAATCGCGACAATGTTAGCGGGGCCAAATAATACCGTTTCGGCCAGTATGGTGGCATTAGAGAACCCACGAGAGCGAGCCTTAATTGTGGGTAAGTCTTTAGTTGTACTGCCCGACCAGACAAAATATGTTGGTGATGCAGCTGGATTAAAAGCGATCACGGGAGGTGATGAGGTCTCAGTCGATCCGAAACATAAGCAACCTTATTCAGTCAGAATACCTGCAGTAATATTAGCAGTGAATAATAATGCAATGAGTTTTAGTGATCGCAGTGGTGGCATATCAAGACGGCGGGTAATATTCCATTTTGGCGATGCTATCCCTAAAGATGAAAGAGATCCCGATTTAAAGAATAAGATTGCACAGGAATTGCCAGTTATTATTAGACATCTAATTAATGAATACAGTGATTCAAAGAAAGCCAAGACACTTTTAGAAGAACAGCTGGAATCAGAAGAGGCTCTGGAAATAAAAAGAAATACGGATTCACTGGTTGATTTTTGTGGCTATCTACTGGCTTCTGTTCAGGCTGATGGTTTGTTAATGGGAAACGCAAATATATTGCCATTCAATCCAAGAAAATACCTCTATCATGCTTATTTAGAGTTTATGCGGGGTAATGGTCTAAATAAACCACTTTCATTAATGCAATTTGGTTTATCGCTTCCAGCTTGTATGGCTGAGTATGGCAAAAAATATATGAAGCGTAAAACTAAAACAGGAATAAGAACCAATTTAGATATCAACCATCCAATAAGTGATGATTGGTTATCTAAAATTGATACCCCCAATAAATAATATATAGGGGGCAAGTGTTCACCAGTGTTCACCACCCCGACTAAAGCATTGGTAAATAAAGGATTGAGAGGGTGAACACTTGATTTTTAAGTATTCACTAGTATTCACCAGTGTTCACCTTATAAAATAATGGGTGATGACTAGGTGAACAGCAGTGAATACTAAAATGATAGGTAGTCACCCTTTCAAAGCCTTATGATAAAAGGGATAGATTGAAAAGGTGAACAGGGTGAACACTTAAACACTAAATTTTTTAATAGGGGGTACTAAGTTGAAAAAATTCCCAAGCAATAATCATGCCAACATTAGGAGAAAACAGCATGCCAATCACATTAGAAGAAATTATTGAACATAAAAACTATTTTGGTTTTGAATCATTAGAAACCATGCCAGAGGCAGATTATAAACAACTGATTGAAAAAGAGGCTTTCTTTTGGCTGGATCATCATGAGTTTATTAGGCATCAATTATCAGGTGAAATTATCGCGACTAATAAAGAGCAGCTCGATATGTTAATCGAATACTTGAAATCGTTTCGTGAACGATTACCTAATCAAATTCAATATAAATAATTTTGTTCTCATGCTTTGTAATTAATTTTAGTTAAATTCGGTGTATTTAATTTAATTATCAAGTGGTTAGACTGCTACATAGGTTAATAGAAATAACCAATATTAGCGCAGATATGGCAGTCTACTTTTAACGCGCAGTACCTTTCATAGTTTAATCACTATTATTTTCTGGCTAGTTAGCCTCTTTCATATCTACGCTGTTTATTCATCATTTAATAGGTAATTACAGATATGAAAAAACTCATTGAATTACGCCAACAAAAAGCGGCTAAAGTTACAGAATTACGTAGCTTGCTGACAAAGGCTGAGCAAGAAAACCGCAGCATGACCCCCGAAGAAAAAACGCAATTTGATGCAATAAAATCAGATGTTGAGCAGCTTAATACTGATATCATTAACTATGAAACTTTAGCCAATGAAGAGCGTAGCCTTGCTGATAAAGGTAAACCCGTTGATAAAAAACTCACTAATGAAGAGTTACGAAACTATATCCGCACGGGTGAAAGCCGTTCATTATCGACTGGTGTACCTGCTGACGGTGGTTATACAGTTATTCCTGAGTTAGATAAGGAAATCATGCGTCAGTTATCCGATGAATCGGAAATGCGTTCAATTTGTACCGTTAAGAAAATAGGCTCAAACGAGTATAAAAAACTGGTGTCAATTGGTGGTGCGGTCGTTAATCATGGTGAAGAGGGCAAAGCACGTACTGAAACCGTTACAGCAAAACTGGAAGAAGTCTCAATTAAGCTTTATCCAATCTATGCCTATCCTAAAACTACACAGGAAATCTTAGATTTTAGCGACTTAGATGTCCTAAGTTGGTTAACTGATGAAATTAAGGACACATTTGTTGAAACAGAAGAACTTGATCTAATTAGTGGTGATGGTACGAAAAAAGCAAAAGGCTTCCTTGCTTATCCGCAAGCAGTCAAATCTGATAAAGAACGTCCATTTGGTACACTTGAAAAAATGACAACAACCGCCATCACGGCAGATGGTCTCATTGATTTACTCTTTAAACTTAAAAAGAAATATCGCAAAAATGCTGTATGGGTCATGAACTCAAATACTGCAGCAACACTTCAAAAACTTAAAAATGGTAATGGTGATTATATTTGGCGTGACGGTTTACAAGCTGGTGATCCTGATATGTTACTCGGTAAACCTGTTCATTATCTAGAAAATATGAACGATACCGGTGCAGTCGTTGCCGTTGGTGACTTTAAACGAGGTTACTACATTGTAGACCATGAGACGGGTGTAAGAACTCGCCCTGATAACATCACAGAACCAGGATTCTATAAAGTCCATACTGATAAATATCTCGGTGGTGGCTTAGTCGATTCTAACGCTATCAAAATCTTAGAAGTATCCGCTGGTGAATAATAACAGGGGCTATATGCCCCTTTGAGGTTGATATGGATAAGAAAAAATATGAAATCAGAAGTACCGAAGTTGTTAGGGATGATACTAAGCTGGTCGGTTATGTGGTGAAGTGGAATAGCCGTTCTGAGTTGATATGGGGTGAATTTTATGAACAGTTCGCACCGAAAGCTTTTAGCCAATCATTGAGTAATAATCCTGACATTAGAGCTTTATTTGAGCATGACCACAAAGCCTTATTAGGTCGGACAATCTCTAATACGTTAATTCTAAATGAGGATGATATCGGCTTACGCTTTGAGCTTACGCCACCTGATACACAATTAGGGCGTGATTTACTCGTTAGTGTTGACCGTGGCGATATTCGCGGTATGTCGTTTGGTTTTATGGCCACAACAGAATCATGGGACTTTAATCAAGAGCCTTGTATCAGAACAGTAAATACAGCGGAACTATTCGAGGTCACTGTCACTAGTATGCCAGCCTACCAAGAAAGTGATATCCAAATCGCTAAACGCTCAATGTTAGATGCTAAAGCTAAATTACAGCCTGATTTAAGCAAAGCATGGCTTGACCTAATGGAGTTATAAACATGGGATTATTTAGCCGTAAGAAGAAAGAGCAGCGTAGCATAGGAATAGACGAGTTAATCTCTTATCTTGGCTTACCTAATACGAATTCAGGTGAATATGTTTCGCCCAGTTCAGCCGAAGCATTACCTGCAGTAATGAATGCCGTCACGGTAATTAGTGAAGCAGTCGCATCTATGCCCTGTTATCTCTATAAACTCAATAAAAAAGGTGAACGTGAGCGCGTATCTAATCACCCAGTCGAATATTTATTAAATGAAATGCCAAATACTAAGCAAACACCTTACCAGTTTAAACGCACAATGATGCGTCACTGTTTACTGGGTGGCAATGCGTATGCGGTGATTCACTGGGGAAATGATGGACGACCGCAAGGGCTTGAAAGCTTTCCACCTTATGCCGTTACACCTAAACGATTAGGTAATGGGCGATATGCTTACTCTATTGTTGATGAAGACGGAAATATCACTAATTACCTACAAGATGAAGTATTACATCTACGTTATGCCAGTGATGACGGTTTTATCGGTCGTTCACCGGTTACTATTTGCCGTGAAGCTATTGGACTAGGGCTAGCACAGCAACGTCATGGATCTTCTGTCATGAAAAATGGGCTAATGGCAAGTGGCTATGTTTCAATGACTGAATGGATGGACGAAGCCAAAGGCAAGAAAGCCCTAAACGCATTAGAACGTTACAAAGGTGCAAAGAACGCAGGTAAAACGCCAATCCTTGAAGGTGGGATGAAATACGAGCAGTTAGGCATGAGCAATCAAGATGCTGAATGGCTACAGAGTAGGCGATTTACAATCGAGGATATAGCACGGATATTCAATATTAGCCCGATGTTTATACAAGAATATTCCCATAGCTCTTACAGTAACTTTTCAGAAGCTACACGCTCATTTTTAACATTAACCCTGAGACCGTGGCTAACCAACTTTGAGCAGCAATTAAAAGATGCGCTCATGATTGACATTAATCAAGATAAAAGCCGTTACCTTATTGAGTTTGATACATCGGATTTAATGCGTACCAGTCCAATTGACCGCTTTAACAGTTATAACATTGCAATTAAATCGGGTGTGATGAATCCGAATGAAGCACGATTAAAAGAGGGCTTACCGCCTTATGAGGGTGGTGAGGAATTTAGCCAAGCATGGAAGCAAACCGTAGAAGTGAAAAAGGATATTACGGAATGATTATAGGACGACTAAGAGATCGGATTATCTTGCAATGCTACGAATCTTATCGTGATCCACTTGGACAAGTGATTAAAGAATGGAAAGATGTAGCAACCGTATGGGCTGAGGTCAAAGCGATAACAGGTAAAGAGCTGATCTCCTCACAAAGAGAAATCAGTAGCACCACCATGAAAATCTATATTCGATATCGTGAGGACATTAATACCAATTGGCGCATTAAATATCACACTGCTAACGCTGAATATTTAAATATCCAAGCAGTGCTACCAGATGCAAAGCGAACCTATTTAGAATTGCTATGTGAAGCAGGAGTTAACAATGGCTAAGATTGAATTAAATGAAGCTAAGTTACATTGTCGGATTGATGAAAGTGAGACCTTAGAAGATAGCCTATTGCAAGTTTATATTGATGCCGCGCTTGAGGCTTGTCAAAAGCATATAGGTAAATCATTTGAGTTACAGGAATTTACACCAGCCATTAAAGCAGGTTGTTTAATGTTTATTGCTCACCTCTATGAGAATCGGCAAATAGTGACAAGTGGCGAAGTAAAAGAAGTACCCTTGGCTATATCCTCATTGTGGAGTATCTACCGTGACCCAGCTATCTATTAGGTGAGTTATGCCATTACAACCATTAAGACGTTGCTCATATCCTAACTGTCGTAATCGTGTTAAATCCGGTCGATGTGACGAGCATAGAATAGATAGGCAGCATGATAAGGCACGAGGAACAGCAGCACAGCGAGGCTATAACCACCGTTGGCGCATATACCGAATTGAGTATCTAAGACATAACCCATTATGCAAGATGTGCAAGGACAAAGGTTTATTAGTACCAGCCACAGTAATAGACCATATAACACCAGTAGAGAATGGACAAAGCGATCCTTTATTCTGGCTAGCAGATAATCATCAACCGTTATGTCGAGATTGTCATAGCTATAAGACAAGAGTAATCGATAAACGAGGGTTTGGATCATGATTAACACATTGATTAATAAGCAAAGCTCAATATTGCGTTTTGTCACCTCAAAATTGAGTTTGCAAGGGGTAGGGGGATTAGTTCAAAGAAATTCAAAGAGGCAAAAGACCACCCCCCTCCTCAAATTTTTACGCACAGTGATTTTTTAGAAAGTATAGGAATAACAATAAGATGAAAGCACCTAAATATTTAGACAAATTAGCTAAAGAGCAATGGAAACTACGAGCTGACCACTTAGCTGAACGTGACGATATTCAAGCCGCTGATTGGACTAACTTAGAACTTTATTGCGTTAACTATTCAATGTATCGGGCTGCGGTTGAAGATATTGCTAAACGTGGTTTTTCAATTGCTAACTCACAAGGAACGGAAAGCCGTAATCCTGCATTAAGTGCAAAATCAGAAGCCGAAAAAATCATGATCAAAATGGCTTCACTGCTTGGGTTTGATCCTGTTAGCCGTCGAAAGAATCCAGTTGAAACAGAGGATGAGGACGAACTTGACCGCTTGGCATAATTACGCAATCTCTATCAAAAGTGGGGATATTCCAGCCTGTAAACGCTTAAAACAGGCTGTAAATCGTTATTTTTTGGATTTAAGTAATCCTCTTTATTGTTTTGATAGTGAAGTTGTCAGTAAGTTTATTGCTTTCTCTAAAGTCTGTCCTCATGTCAAAGGCCATTTAAGAGCTAAACCTATTGAGCTTCAGCCGTGGCAACAATTCTTATTTGCTAATCTGCTTGGATTTAAGCACGTTAAAACTGGACTGCGAAAATATCGTAGTGCTTATGTACAAGTACCGAGAAAGAACGCTAAATCAACGACTGCTGCAATATTAGCTAACTGGTTTTTAGTCATGGAGAAAGGGCAACAAGACATCTATACCGCAGCCGTTAGCCGTGACCAAGCTCGAATCGTGTTTGATGATGCTAGGCAAATGGCAATACTCAGCAAGCCAATAAAGAAAAGAGTCACCATTCAGCAGCATAAAATGATTAATCCGAAGCAAAATAGCCTATTACGACCCTTAGCGTCAAAGGCTGCGACGATAGAGGGAACTAACCCTAGCTTATCCATTGTTGATGAATACCACTTGCACCCTGATAACGGCGTTTATTCAGCGCTTGAGTTAGGAATGGGAGCAAGACCAGAGGGCATTTTATTTGCAATCACCACGGCAGGCAGTAACACCATTTCAGCGTGTAAACAGCACTATGATTATTGTTGTCAAATATTAGCAGGTGACGAGATTAATGAATCGCAATTCGTTTTAATCTATGAGCTAGACGACGAGAACGAGATTGATAAACCCGATTTATGGATTAAAGCCAATCCTAATCTTGATATATCGGTCGATAGGGTAGCCTTAGAGGACACCATTAAGAAAGCCAGAGGCATACCATCCCAGTGGGTCGAAATGCTGACTAAACGCTTTAATATTTGGTGTAATGGGGCAACGCCTTGGGTGAATATTGGTAGTTGGACAGAATGCAAGGCTGATTATACCGAAGATGATTTAAAAGGCTTAGATTGCTATGCTGGGCTAGATTTATCCTCGACAAATGACATTACAAGCGTTTGTTACTCATTTCCTTATGATACCGAAGTGAGATTACTCACCAGGCACTATATCCCAGAATTTCAGCTAAATAATGTTGCTAATAAGAATCGGGATATCTATAAAAAGTGGGTTGCTCAAGGCTTGCTTAGGGTAACGAAAGGAGATTGTATCGACTATGATCAAATCCGTGATGACATTTTAAAAGATAGTGAGCAGTTTAACATTAAACTAATTGGCTTTGACGTGTGGAACGCTACACAGCTTAGAACACAATTGCAAAATATGGGGCTTGATGTTGAGCCGTTCCCTCAAACCTACGCAAGGTATAGCCCCACATCTAAAACGGCCGAGGTATTTATCAGCCGTAAACGAATCCGGCACAATGGCGATCCTGTTTTAGCTTGGGCAATGGGTAATGTGGTCATGGAAACTGATGCCAACGCCAATATCAAGCCAAATAAAAAGAAAGCCGCTAACAAGATAGATCCTGCGGTCGCTTTCCTTATGTCATTTGGTACTTACTTACTTGAGTATGGTGAGGTAGATATCAACTTATCTAATGAACAAAAACAAGCGTTAGACGAGTTTAAGGGGATTGAGTTATAATATGACAAATTTTTGAGGAGGTGTTTTATGGCATTTTATCGAGTTTGTCCTTTTTGTAATAAAGGGTCTACAATATTAGACTACAATATCCAACACTCTGGTTCTTTGGAGTTCGATGAACATTCAGATAGTAATTCATATCGGTTAAATATATTAAGTATATGTTGTCCTACACCAGAATGTCAAAAACATGAAATTTTTTTTAGAAAGTTCAAATACAATAAAGATAAAAAGCAATATGAATTGGTGTACAAGTTAAATATTGAACCTAAAGCTAATATTAAAAATTTTCCTGATTATGTTCCTAAGCAGATATTGAAAGACTATGAAGAAGCTAAATTAATCCTTGATTTATCGCCAAAGGCTTCTGCAACTCTATCAAGAAGATGTTTACAAGGTATGATAAGAGACTTTTGGAAGGTTCAAAAGAAAACCTTACATGCTGAAATAGATGCTATTAAAGATCAGATGAATGATGATGATATGTATAATGCGATCATGGCCCTTAAATCTATTGGTAATATAGGTGCTCATCCAGAACATGACATTAATCTAATCATTGATGTTGAACCCGAAGAGGCAAATGAATTAGCTGGATTGATTGAAACATTAATAGAGGATTGGTACATTGCTAGAGAAGCTAGAAAAGAAAGAATAAATCGAATCAATAACATTAGTATTCAAAAGCAAATAGTTAAAAATGGGACTCCATGA